GATTTGGAACTCCACATAAAGTTTGGTAGATCTCGTGACCCGCCAAACCATAAACGTCTAGGATGGAAGGTCACGGAACGGGCATAACCATTTGCTGCTGAAAACACATTTTCATCCCAGTCGGCATCGGCTGTATGTGCAGACAGGGTTTCCCGCACTGTCCCACTAACCACCGTCGCACTGGTATAACCAGTCACATCTATTTCCTTGCCCTTATACCGAACAACTGAACCAACATGACTGGAGGTCCAGTGGTCATCACTCGTGGTCAGTGTGACCGAACCACTTGTTGCTGACGGATCAAGCGTAATAGTATCTGCGGCAAACTTATAATATGGCTGGTATCTTGGGTATCCACTACTATGAGCTTCAAATACGAAATCCGAGATCGTGAATGTTGATGCCCCGGTACGCAGAAGCTTCTTCATTATAAAATCCGGGTGAGTAATAATTGTTGTATCACCCGATGTTGTCATACGCATTTCCCACATCGTCGTAGCTGACCACGGTTGGGATGATAATGTCTGTAACAACGTCCCGCTTGCGTTGAATATCTTCAGTTCTGTGTTGGAAAATGCAAAAATATACAGTTGAGTTGAACTAAAACGAAATCTTTCAAGACGGGTATGTGCCGTCTCAGCAGCCAGATATTGTGTACCGGGTCGCCTACGAACACCTCCCTGCACAAGAGGCGCTGAGTTAACTACATTTGATGCAGAGTTGGCAAAGATACCGATATCTTCACGCCCAAGCATCCTTGGGTCCATTTGACCCGCCGCAAAATTTGTTTGAAAAGTCCGCGCTCGAAGAGGCACTTTTACCTCCGTGTCGTAATAAAGCGGGTCGTAGGAATATCGTGAGTCGTATCACTCTGACTATCAGTTGATCTTGCTTTTCTTAATTGAAAATCGGCCTGTGTTTCAAACTCTCGTGCCATATCTGGCTTTCCTGCTACAGCCATAGCAAAAAGAGACGCCAGTTTTAACACAGCAGCCATCCGAAAATGTGGGGGCCAATCCTGTTCCAAGGCCCGAAATATGTAATTTAACGTAAGTGTGTTACTGGAATTAACATCGGCATAGATCTTATCACCATATATCTCGTATTTGATATCTGATCCATTCAATGTCACACGGCGGACTACCAGAACATCAGTCGGTATTTGCCATGCATCTGTCCATAAGGCTTCCGGTGTCGCCTCCAGATGAGATAAATCAACCTGTTTGGTTGCAAATCTCCAAGGATGCTCTGCCAGCAATCCTTCGATTACTTCGTCGTAGATATTACCTGCTACTGTTGCACCCGTTGTACTACCATCAAAAGCAGCAATAGGGCTATCCCCAATGAGAACAAGCCCTAAAGAAGCAACAGCAACATCAGTTGTAGCAACACTCACTTAAACCTCCTAGGAGGGTGGAAAGGGGACGAGACAAAGGGAGAGAAAAAAACCCGCCCCCATTCCTTGCTCCGGCGTGGAACCTCTACTAGTCGCTATCAGTTACCACGATGTCAGTACCGTCTGAAACGTCAACGGTTGAACCATCATTAGAAACAACCCACATCAAACACCCGGCATCCGCAGCAGTTGGTAGGGCAGTCGCGCCCGATACTTCCTGCTGGATAACCAGATCTCCAATGTTAAGATAGTTAACCGCATCACCTGTAAAGTAACCTGCACTGTTGCAAGTCGCTTTATTATCTGTTGAACGGTAGAACCATATATTGGCACCGCCTCCAGAGGCCATACGGGTTAGTCCAGTTTTATCAAAAGCCATTTGCTTTCTCCGCTAAAAATTGCGTTAAACCCAACCCTGCAACTTATGCAGAGTTATAAACCCGCTCAATGCAGCCAGTGTCGTCAACAAGACCGGCACCATGCGACATCTTAGCCATGACCTGGTTGCTGTCATACTCAGCGAGATAATCAATCCGCTGTGAATAATCAGCCCCGATAGCATGACCACAAGAAGACCTATGATAGAAGAAATTCTTCGCATCATTAGATCCATCTACTGGCAGGTTTTCGTGTGGGAACCATTTGAAGCCTAGCCACGTCTTGGCCGTAACGCCTTCAAACCATAGGTTTTCCGATTGCACATAATCAGCATTGGAGAACTCATCAAGATCCATTAGATCACCCCAAGCTTCCCAACATACAACAGCGTAAAGTTCGCCATCAAACGGAATACTGGCATTACCAAAGTCTTCCATCATTCCGATTGGAGTAGCAACAGCAGAGAATGTTTCTGCTGTACTTACGTTGTTTGAGTTGGCCGATGCATCCATCGCAGTAGTGATGATGTCATCAGTGTCCTTGCCCATTGCAGATGCAATATTTTTGGCCTGAACACCACGCTCGTCATGCTGGATTTTAAGCTCATCGAGATCATCAATAAGAACGGAAGCATACCGATCTTGAAGCGTCACCTCAATAGGCGCATGACTTGGATGTGAACGCGGAACCTTGCCTTCACGGGATTTTGTTCCAACATCGACGTTACCGACTACTTGGAACGTAGTACTTTCACCAACCACACCAGACTTGGTACGGATAGTGTTGCGAAGCTTTGAACCCATCTGCTGGTATTCAATATGTGCTTCACTTTCAAACTGCTTTACAAAGCTGTCATCAATATCAGGAAAAGCCATAACGACCTCCAAAAGTTAAAACAAAAAGTTCAAACGCGGGTATCGTCAGAGGGCAAAAACGGGTATCCATCTAGGGCCGATTTGCTAAACTTCGGGCCGACCTAAAAAAAATGACCGAAATTTTACTTCCGGTCAATGCACAAAATAACTGTGCTAGTCTAGGGAGGCAAATAATACTAGGTTTTTAACGATGCGAATCCGTCCTGCACTCTTCGTACGAATGTTGGATCACGCCGCTGAGGATCACGATAACGCGGATCTTTCATCATAGTCTCCAGTTCTTGCCGTGTCAGGGGACCATGAGACTGATGCTCATTTCCTTCCATACTGACTGAACCAGTCTTGTCGATTAACTCTTCCATTGCGATAATAAACTCGCCACTTAAAGCTCTCTGAACAACCGCATCATAAGCTCCATCTGTCAAATTGGCTTTTGCCCACATATCAACCCGTTCTACTCTGGCTTGTGCATTATCTCCCAATTTAGCCAATTCAGCATTTTTATCAGGAACAAGAGAAATTTCATTCTCTACATATAACGAAAATAACTTATTATACTGATCCTGACTTAATCCTATTTCATGTGCTACGTCACCAAATTTCTTATACTGGGCGTTATTGGTATCAATATTATACTGCAAACCATCCGGTATTAGCCCCTCTGTTGGCGTGAAGCTGTAATCGGTAGCACTATCTGGCACCCCTTCCATTGCCTTGCCTTGCAATTCCTTTGCGATTTCGTCACGTATAACCTCATCGCGCTTCCCAAGCTTGGTAGCCAACTCATTATACGCATTACCCAGATCCGCTACTCTGGCTCGTCCTGTTTCCTCGTCCCAATATTTTGCCGGGATATAATCTGGCCTTGAAGTTGACGGGCTTCCAGTATTGCTTTCGCTAGTTCCATCTTGAGATGCACTATTATCTTGAACTGATTCTCCACTGTTTCCTTCAGGTACTGCACCTGCTGCTGTTCCATCGTCCGGTTTCCTTAAAATCTCAACTGCTCTCATCGCCGGGTTCCTTTCCTAACGTAATACGCCTTTCTATTTCAGCGACAATAAAGCGCTGCCCTTCTATATGCATTAAATGGTCAGGCGTTATGCCGGGACCACCTACTGCATAAATAGAAATTTGTTTTAAATGATTCAAGACCGCTTTACCAGCGCCAGTTTTAAAGGCGGCAGCGTACATTTTATTTAGTTTTTGATCTTTTTCTCCTGTCCCACGCCGAGGTTTTATCATGGCAAGAAGTTTCTCAGTTGTTCAACCATTTCACCGCCTCCACCTTGCCCGGCAGCAGCCATCGCCTGACTTGCCTGACTTGCCTGATTTGCCTGAGACATCTGTTGCTGCTCATTTTCATCACGCAAAAGTGTCTGATCAACTTCATACCACTGGGAAAGCTTTTGTGAATATTTAGAAGGATTAATAATAGTCTGCACGAGTTCCGGGCCAAATAGCTGACCAATGACCGAGGCAAAATTAATATGTTGGGATATATCCTCATTCCTTTGTGCCCTTAACATCGGTGACACCGCACGTATTTGTATTTCCCTGCCGTCTATTTCCGGCAACTCAATACGCCCTTGCTTTTTAAGGAGGTAAATAACTCGTTGTATTACCGGGAATACAAACTCGGCCTGTAAACGACCGTACACACTCCCAAGCTGCCGGGATAGCTCGGCCATTCTTTCTGCAACTTCTGTAGCAGAAATTGGCGTACCCTGCCGACGACCCAGAGTCTCATTATAAAGTGCCTTATTAATATTTTGTCGCATATCAGCTAACACTAACTGACTTACATCAAAGTTTCCGGGGAATTGTAACGGCTCCAGACCTCGGGAACCCGGACTCCGTGGAATAACTGTACCCGGAATCATACGAATATTCGCAGGATTTAGAACTCCGTCATCGTCCCCCTGCCATACACCCGATAAAGCCAGTTCTGCATTTTCCAGAATTAACTGAACAGTCAAATTAGCGGTCTTGATCGCAGCTAATGCGTTATAAACCGGGCCTCTTCCATAAACTTCAGAGGCTACCTTGGCCCACCTGAAATTAACCCAAGGGCTAGATCCAAGACCATTATACTCTTCCTCATATATCTTTTCCTTATCCTTGGAAAGATAGACACAATGATAATATCGATAGATAAGAGGCTCACTCCAATCCCTATAGGTATACTCTGATACCTCAAGCTCCTCATCAGGCTTCGTACTCATCCTGCGAGAGTATTTAGTGGGCAGTTTAGCTTGCGGCCAAATGACTTTTATCTGATCAACGCGCACTTTCCGCTTTCTAAACTGCCCCCCGATGCCATCAAATGGCGCGGGTTCGAGAGCAATTTGGTATAATGGTACTGTATTAAATTTTATAGGGTGGACTGCATCTCCTTCTTCAATAGTCATATTCCCCGTACCTACAGCGAGATCAAGGAATCCTTCATGTGCTTCCTGAGAGAAATTGGAATTATGTATAACTTCAAATAAATAATTTGTAACCTCGTCAAGATTGCCCTGAACGGTTTTAAGCTGATCATCATCCAGTTCACCAGCAGCCGTTGGAGATGGTTCCAGCCTGATCCATCTCGCATTATCGGGGACAATCCCCTGTATCATTCGTGACGAAAACTCCTGAACACCTACCACAGCCGTATCATCAAATATTAATTCATCGCCACGATCACCACGGGTTTGCCGGGAAAAACCGTTATGGCCCGGCATAGTATAATCATAACAGTCACCCCATGTACCTTCCCATGTTGTTCGCATTGCTACTGCACGGGATTCACAACGAATAATATCTTCAATAGACTTTGCGGCCATCAGCGTAATCCTAACAAGCTACGGCTTTGTTCCAACATATCATCAGATGCGTCTTTAAATCTTGAGTCACGCTCCTGCCGTAGACTGTCTATCAAACTTCCCCCTATTCGTGGACCTGTCGGGGAAGCTGGTTCAATAGTAACCATCTCCGGGGTATTTAACGCTTTATCAACCTGCCCCGCGAGAAATCCTATACCTAATTGTAGTGGAGTTGACAAACCACCCGTCGCCGCTGATGTTAATAACTGCACCGGACCCAATGCCATCCGTCCGCGACCCATTTTATCCAGCGCACTATCCGGTTCTGGTGGACTAAAATCCCTTTCGTAACCTGAAACTGACCGCTCGTTGCCACGCGCATCCCTAAATGTAGGATTTCCTTCTTGAAGTGCTTTCGTAACCGCCGCATCATTATAACCTTCCTGATCAGTTCTGGTGTCACCGAGCCACGAGTTCATGGCTCCTTCAACCGTACTAAGACCTAACCCGGTCCCCGGTACACCGGGTATGGCGGTCTGTTGACCCTCGGAAGTATAGGCACGAGGATCTGTTGGCTCATCATACTCGGTACTATCGCCCTCTTGCCACGTACCCCCATCTCCACTATCACCAGAACCAAAGCCCATTACATTCCACCTCCTAGAGAACTACGAAACCCACGATACTTATTAGGAGATAGCAAACTCGCCTGTCCCCGCCAGCCACCTGCAAAAGCTTTAGCATCCTCTGCCTCTTTTGCCAGAGACTTTTTACGTTTCGCCTCTTCAGCCTTCCGGCTTTTCTCAATTTCAGGGTCAACAGTCGGCACAGGCACCTGACTA